GCATAATGTCAGAAAACGAACAGCTAAGACAGACAAATAACGAATTGCAACAGACTATAACACAGCAATCACAGCAACGTGAGCAAGCAATTATAGAGGACGCAATGCAAATGCCAATGTTGGATGTAAACCGTTTAGCTTTCGAGGACGATGCAACTGTTCAGCAAATGCAACAGGACTATGCAAACGCAATGCAAAAATACGTCACACAGCAAGTGCTAAAAGACGTTGAACCTGCCTTGCAATACGCAAAGGACGGTATGCGTGAGAAAGAAAAAAGGGAAATGCTTGAGGCGTTTAACGGTGTTGATGAACTGAAAGGTATTAACGATATGTTGCCACAGCTGGACTACATCATTGAACATAACAAGTGGTTAGACAACGACGATATACCTATGGACGAAAAGTATTTGACGGCGTATATGATTGCAAACGGCGTAAATTCTGCGAATACACCGCCACCGTCAGACCCAACAGCAGAAGAATTAATGAAATACTACGACAGCAATCCTGAATTTCAACAAATGATTGAAAAAAAGAGATTGGACGACATTAAACAAAGTCAGCAAGTGCCTGCAATGTCAGCGTCAAACGGCGCTGTAAACGCGGCATTAACAATAAAGGAAAAACCAACAACTTGGGACGACGCCTCCAAAAGAACAAAAAATATGTTCAGAGAGAAATAACGTACCCACATTACAAAAGAGGGAGAATTTTTAAATGGGAAGAGAACAAAACTTAAAAACTATTGAAGAGGCTCTAAAATCTAACTACTTACCGGTATGGAATAACCTACTCGGTATCGAGCCTACACCACTACTATCAAAAATCAAGAAAAAGTCATTGGTATCAAATGAGATTGTTGCGTCAGCTCCAATCGGTCTATCAGGTGGCTTTGGCTACGGTGAAGAAGGACTTGCGACACCTGAAGCAGGTAACGTTATGTTCAAACGTTTCAGAACATACGCAAAAGATATGTATACAAACGTTGAACTATCAATCAAAGCTGTACAACTTACAGGCAAGAATGGCTCTATGGCAAACGCACTTGACACAGAAGTTAAGGCGGCATATGAAACAGCAAAATGGAACGTCGGACGTTCACTATTCGGTAACGGCACAGGCGCATTAACAAAGGTTGTTAAACAGACAACTCCGACAACAAAAGTTGAAGTAACTGATATTAAGTACGTCAAGGAAGGCTTGATTGTAGACTTTTATCCTACCTCGGCTACAACGCCAAACGACGTGGTTGCTAAACAGCTACGAATTATTGCAATCAACCGCACAAAGAACAGCAACGGTAACTATGAGATTATCCTTGACAAAGCACCTACAACAGCACTTGTTGACGGCTTTATGACGGTGCAGAACTCATTTAACCGTGAAATCACAGGTCTTGGTGCTATCTTCGACGATGAAGTTTCAACAATTTACGGCGTAAGCAAGGCAGACAATCCGTTTGTCAAGCCTATTGTTATTGACGCAAATGATAATGTTGAGGACAGCATTATCACAAAGGCTCTAAGACGTGCCGAAAAGGACAAGAACTCAAAGGTTGATATGCTGTTGTGTGGTGACGAAGCGTACGACCACTACACAGAATACCTAAGAGTAAACAATATCAGAGTTGAACAGAACACCTTACAGGGTGGTTTCAAATCAATTCAGTTTGCTTTCGGCAACAGACAGGTTGATGTTGTCAACGAAATGTTCGTGCCGGATGATGAAATTTGGGGTGTTGATACATCAGCGCTTGAACTACATACACAGGAATGGAAATTCGCTGACCTACAAGGCGGTGGCATTTTCAACCTAAAGGAAAATTCATCAGTTTACAGAGCGTTGCTTGCAAACTATGGTGACCTTATCTGCTCAAATCCTGGTGGTCTAATCAGAATTTACAACTGTATTTAATCTTTACGGCAAGGTAATTATATGTTGCCTTGCCGTATTTTTGCCGTTATTTTAGGCACTTGCTGAAATATTTTTTTCTGAAATGCGGTGATAGATTGGAACAAGCAGAAGTAACACTTAAAGAAATATATGAAAAAGTAAGTCTTAAAGTACCTCTTGAACAGCGACGGTTCTTTAATTTCTTTAACGACACCGTTGCAGAACTTGAAGCATTATATCCCGACTTACTATTCAAAGAGGGTGTGCATTTTACACCAGTACACGATTTATCGGATGAAAACGTTGTATTACCGCTTTATACTCCGGCAATCGTGGACAATATCTTATACCTTTGTGGTTACGACCAACAAGGTATATTCAAACAAGAATTTACACGAAAATCAAGAAATGCCTATGTGCATTATTGGAAAAATCACGCACATAACAGACATGTACGACGAATGAGGTGGTAGAGAAGTGTTTGACAGTGGAATATCTGCAAAAGCGTTAATAGCGGAATTACAGAACGAAGTGGACGTCGCACTTCCTATCACAAATTCGACGTATGCAACGTGGCTGAACAGTCTGCAATGGCTGTTATACAGTGCGATTATAAAAGAACAGAACGACTTGATAATTACCGAACCGCAAGAGGACGTTATACAGCTTGCGAACCTTGATGTTTCGGATAATGAAGCACCGATACGGTTTGAAGATATATATGCGGTGTATGCAGATACAACACAATTAATAAAGACGAGTATAACGAGCGGTTTCGTATTTCCCGATTGTTTTTATAAAAAAGGTGATAATTTAGCTGTTAAAATGCAAAAAACACCTAATTTTATTAAATTAATCTATCATATCAAGCCTAAATTGATAAAAGTAAATGAAAATGACGAAATACAAGACGGTAACGTGATGATACCGATAGAATTTATCGAATTGGTAAAGTCAAAGTTGAGAGGCGAGGCGTATTCACTTGAAAATGAGTACGGTCCTGCGTCAAATTGGCTCAACAATTACAATATTTTACTTGAAAATTTCAAACAATGGCTATCTGATAAAGCCCAACAATTCGGACAGTAAAGGAGGGGTTATATGGCAAAGAAACAAAACGAATTACAATTCGGACAAGTACCATTACCACAGGCACTAAAGCAATATAGCCTTTCCAAGCTGAATTGGAGCGGTTTAAACAGACGGCAAGTTATAGATACAGGTGCTTTGTCTATGGAATGCAACATTTCTACAGCCGAGGCACCTTATTTAACACCGTCGCAAAGCAGAGTAGACATATTGTCCGATATGGGACTTGAATACAAACACCCTATATCGCTATTCAGTTTTGATGATTTCCTTGTTGTTATCTATCGTGACGATACAGAATTAAAACTTGATTATCTCGTTTTGAGCGACAAGAAAAACAGTAAAGGACAAATCACAAAAGTATATACAGGTCTAATAAAAAAAGGCGTGACAGAAGAAACTGACGCGATACAGCGTAGTATGGTGCAATTCAATGTATATGAAAATGCCGTTGATGTACTTGGTGGCACATATGTAAAGAAATTGATACTGTTTCCTGACAAAGTATCTATGTTTATGAAGATTGTAGATACAGACAAAGACCCTACTACATTTGACAAACAGGCAGTTGAGGACGGCAATGCCGATATTGATGTTATGTATTGTCAAAAAGAAAGCAGTGGCAAAAAAACTTACTATGTTTGGAATGGGGCGATAGGTAGATTTACTTTGACAGGCGGCGTGAACTACTTTAAAACAAGCAATTTGGACGTCGAAATAAAAAAATACTACAACGACGGATATACGCAGACGAAAGACGAGTATTACAATGACGGTTACAGAAAGTCAAGTAAACAAACGTATAATGACGGTTACAAAAAGACGGAATATAAGGTGTTCCGTGACGGTTATGTGCCGATAGAAGATACGAATGAAACAACATATGACGGTGGCGATGTGTATTACTACGAAAGGCAAGGTGAATACTCGCCATATACATACACCGTTGCCACTTGGTTACAGCAAGGCGATAAGTTAAAAGGCAAAGGCTTATATCAAAGAGAGCCTGCACCATTGGGAACAAATACAAATGTAACATTTTACGAGCGAACAGGCACTTCGTTCCCTTATACATATGTGAAAGTTCGTAATCTGAAAACAGGCGATAATATATCAAGTTATTATGAAAAGGTTTCTGATAGTACAGGTACGGTTCAAACCAAACTATACGTAAGAAAAGCTGATGATAACGGTACGATAATACCGTATGAGTATGAGGAAGTAACTGATATTGCATACGGTACGAATATAACCGATTATTACGAAAAGATAAGCGACAAAGAAGTTACGGCAAAAGCATATTACAAAAGGACCGAAAACACCGATAAGGATAGCGACGATAAATACAAATACGAATTGATTAAAAATCTTGAAAACGGCAAGAAAGTATCAGAGTATTATGAATTTACCGAAAACTACGCACCGCCTGAGGGGAGTAATAAGAGTTGCTATTGGCTTAACACTTACGATAATCAAACCTATCAATTTTGTAGCGATATAGGTGGCGGAAAAAGTGGTTTCGGAATAACTGTTTCGCCGTCGTTCCCTAATCTAAAGTATGCGGTAGTACATTTATCACGACTTTTTGGAGTTGATGAGGATAGAGTACACGTTTCAGGCTACAACGACTACACGAATTGGAACTTAGACACCGTAGCCGAAAGTAATGATAGTAATGCGTGGAGCAGTGCCTCACAAACCAACACAAAAGCAGGCGGTAACTTTACAGGTATAACAGTGTATGACAACCACGTTGTTTGCTTTAAACGTGACTTTATGCACGAAATATACAACAGTAAAAATCCGTTCAGATTGGTTGACGTGTATGCGGAGGGGTCTATTGACAACAGGAGCATACAAGAGGTAAACGGCAAACTGATATTTGCGTCAGATGATGAAATCAAGGTGTATACAGGCTCACAGCCGCGTGAGATTGGCTACAATCTTGGCATTGATGAGTTCAAAAGTGCCGTTTCGGGTAGTGACGGAAGAAACTATTACTTGTATTGTACAGACAGACAAGGCGAAATGTATCTGTTTGTGTATGACACAATGGTCGGTCAATGGTCGCAACAAGCAATCGAAAGTGAAGTATTAGGCTTTGCACATAACAAAAACGGTATGTATATGTTATGCAAAGACGGTGTTGTATACAAAATGGATACGAACAAATATACGGATGATTGGAGCTGTGAAACAGATTTATCAACCATACTGACATCATCATCATCAAGCACATATCAGACAGTAAATATCAAACATATAGCAAAATTTCAAATGCTTGCGTATATTGAGGGGCGTTTCAAGGTGTATGCACTGTACGACAATGAAGAATTTAATCCTGAAACATCGCAGTTGCTATATGACAGTAACGGTCGGAAAGGTATGCAAGCAATACGCTTAAAACCACGAATGACCGCTAATTATGGCTACAAGCTACATTTTGAGGGACACGGTTATGTGCGTTTCTATGAAATGGAACTCGGTATTACTCCAGGAGGTGAGTTATTTGTATCATCAAGATGATATTAACAATATGAATTACAAACAGCTTAGAGAAACAGTATCAGAATTAAACGACAAATACGTTAAGCTGAAAAGGACATTAGAGGACGCTTTAGACAACATAGACGAAAGCAACCTCGCAACTACTTTGCGAAAGAAATTAAACGGCTATGATACTCAATTCAGTGTAACGGCTGAAAAGATAGAAAGCAAAGTATCGTATGAGGACTTAGAAAACAGTCTAAATCAATATTCAACCGTATCGCAAACGGCACAAGCTATTGAAATGTCAGTAGTATCAAGTCAAGAATACACGGATAATTCAGTAGAAACATTATCTTCAACGTTCACTATGACTGCCGACGGAATATCTACAAGGGTTTCAAAACTAAAGAAAGGCGTGGAAACACAATTTAATCAAACAGCAGAAAAGATTGAATCGCTTGCATTCGAAAAAATGAATACATCAGAGGCTGTTACAGTAAAAGAAAAACCGTCCGCAAGCGATAAAACGTTGGATAAAGAAAAACTCTACAAATATAACAACAAATATTATTATTTCAATGATATTTTACAAGATTGGTTAGAGTATGACGAAAAAAACGGTATTAATTCCGCATTTACGCAAACATCAGACGGATTTATTTTAAACGGTAACGTTAAACTCAATGGAAATCTCTATTCAAACGGTGAAATAGAGGCGGCGAAATTTTACGGAGGCTTGGTGAGAAACCGATACTTTAAAATAGCAAGCGGTTTGGGCGATGTAGGTATATTTGAAAAAGACGCAAGCGAAGGAGCAACAGCAATAAGCAATGATTGTGCTTGGGGAATTTATTTAAGTGAAGCAGGCAAAGGTGTTATGCGTATGTATTCTTGGGGAAAGGCTTTGTTTGGTTACAATTACGACCAAAAAAAATGTTATCCATTGGGTACTTGGGACTTTTCAAGTTGTAATGTAGTAGGCTTACCGTCAAGTACAAGTTAAGGAGGAAAAATATATGATGTTATTTGGAATAGGCGACAACGCCGCAATGGCGTGTAAAAACCCAAACGAAACGCTGTTGTTTGTAAACGGAAAACCAACGGCTTGGCTATTCTCAATAGATATAGAGATATGTCAAACTATGAAGAGAATGATTGTTGAAGAACAATATCTCAAGGACATAAAAATTATCTATAAAAACGAAGACTGTACTACTGACAAAATTGTTGACTTGCCTATGGACAGTCTACACAGCTTTACTATCGACTATGCAAGCGGTATGGCACACGTTGAGTTCAAAAGGGGGATAAATAATAATGTATAACAAACCAACAAATGCAGAAGAAATGGAAGAATTCGAACGAATGACAACCGGCTTCGATTATGTATATGAAGATACAGTCGGAGCGGGAAAGGTAATATATCTTAAAATGCCTGTTGTATCGGCAAATAAGAGAGGTGTGAACGATATAGGTTGGCAATGTGACGGTGACGACGTTGCTTTATATGCCACTATGTCAAGAAAACCGCATAAGACCGAACTATGGTCGGAAGTCAAAGAAAACTATGTTGTAAATAAGACTGTATCGGCGTTGAAGTTTGAAAACAAGGACACAAAGCCTTGTAATCTATGTGTAAGGGTGCGTTTAAATTAATGGGGGTGGTTAAATGAAGGGTAATGTATGTTATCAAAAGACAGACTTCGGCTCTGAAACACCTGACTTGCTTAATAAATACGTTCTGAAAATAACTCAAATAGCAGGAATATCACTCAAAAAAGATATTTCAAAAGAGAGTTTAAGGCTTGCTTTAGGCGTTCCTACACTTGTATCGCAACTTGTTAATGATAAAGAGTACATAACCAAATCTGAAATTGAGATTATACAAAAATCTCTTGAAGATATGGATAGCGTGTTAAACGGCAAGATTGACGATACAAACGCAAAACTTGATGATGAAATAAACACAAGGGAAATGCTTGAAAATGTGGTGAATACACTGCAAACACTGGCTCACAAGCACAGTAACAAGAATGTACTTGATACTATCACAGAAGATAGAGTAGCAATATGGGACAAGGTGAAAGACCTTGATAAATACTTTGACTATATTGATTTTAAGGCTTTTGTCGAAGAAATAGTGTATGCGTATACAAACGAACTTCAAAATCTGTACACAGCAATCGGTATTACATCATACGACGGTGGTGTATTCGGTATGGAACAGTTAGGAACAGAGCTTGACGGCGGTAACTTTGACAGTGAACCCGAAAACAGTTTTGATTGCGGTGATTTTAACCCACTTGAACTGTCTGCACAAGTAACATCGGTCATTGATTGCGGAACGTATTAAGGAAAGGAGGATTGATAGAATGGCAACAAGATTTATAGCAAAGCACGGTTTGAAAAGCGATATAAATAGATTAACACTTTCGGAAGGTGAAATAGCTATTGCATATAGTGATGACAAATCAGAGGCTGAAATATATGTAGGTGGAAACAAAAATACACCAATCCCTATAGCAGGTACGTCGACAAAAACAAAACATCAAATATTTGTCGCGTGCGACGGCGACCACGACGAATTAAAGTTACAAGCGGCAATAAGCACCGCACCATACAATAGTGTTATCTATCCTGTAGGTACAAAATGTGTTTTGACAAACGAAAATACCATACGTGGTTATGGATTGCCGGAAAGTAGCGGTAGGGCTATTATATCATTAAAAGGTAGTATGACCTTAGATGGGTCAATGTGTGATGATTTCATTTTTAAAAATACAAATCCTGCTGAAAAACAACACATTTTTCACATACCACAATCTACGACAATGAAAAATGTAAAATTCGAAGAAGATATCAAAACAGTGACATCTGATACAATTAATCCAATAGTATTATTTGCTGAAACTGAATCGGAAATAGTGTCCTGTTCATTTGTCAATATATTTAGCACTCATCAATTAGGTGTATCAACGTTTAAATTGGGTAAAGTACTATTTTTTAATAATGTTATAAATGGATTTGAGGGTGCTCCAGGAAATGTAATAACGAGAGAAATTAGCATTGCAAATTATGCAAAAATAATAGGGAACGAATTTTTAGATTTCACACAAAACAAACAGTGTTTGGGGTATATGCTTTCGGCGTCAAAAATTTTCTTTCAAGATAATTATATTGAAAATTGCGAAAATTGTATAATGTCGTTAGGTGGAAATATTATAGGAAATGTTTTTAGGTCTATTGAAAATTGTACTATTAACTGTGGTGGCGAAATTATAGGCAATACCTTCTCGTCAATATACCAAAATGAAGATACGTCATTCTTGACAAATTCGGGTAGACTAATTGGGAATCAATTTACTTCAATAAGAATTACTGGGGAATATGTTCAATTCATTGATTGTAGTAATTCTTCTATTATATCAGATAATTATATGTCTATCGCATCTATACCGGCGACAGGAAGTTGCTCATTGATAAGTGCATCTGGCAGGACATTAATCTTAAATAATAGTTTCTCTACTTCATCATCATTAGCCGACAATAACGAGTTTAATCTTTTAGATGTCGATGGTAACACAGTAATCAAAAACAATGTAACAAGTGCTAAATCTTTTGGTAGAATTGCAGATACTTGTATTGCAGAAGGAAATATAACATCGTGGAGTTAAGGAGGATATTATGTACAAATTTTATATGAAAAACGGAACAGCACAATTTTATGAACACGGTGTTGAAATTGACGGCACGGTGTATGGAATACATACCGACAGGGATATATTGCGTATAAAACGTAGGATTGTCAATGATAAATTCGCCGAAACTGACGACAATTTCGATATGGACACAGAAATTGCAAAAATTAAGCATACAGACATCACATTTGAACAGCCTACGGCAGAACAGCTGTCACAGATACAGTCAAAAACATTTGACAGTATGTCGGATATGAAACAATATGTTCAGTCCGTTATGAACGGTGACGAAACAATGTCACAGGACGAAATCAACGCAATGCTGTTATTAAAAATTGCGGAAATGGAGGTAGCAATTACAAATGAACAAACGACTAATTAAAATGTATTACAAAAAGGGCATTTACAAAGAAAAGGATTTAAACACATTTGTAAATGCCAGATTTATCACAGAGAATGAGAAAAAAGAAATTATGGAGGGTTAAAAAATGGCTAATAAAATTCAATTTAGACGTGGACTGAGAAAGTTACTACCAACATTGTCGTTCGCTGAGCCGGCATACACAAGCGATACAAACGAGTTTTTTATCGGCACAGGCGAAGGAAATGTAAATATGAACGGTAGCTTGTGGTATACAGGCACAGCTTTAAGCGGTACGTCCGAAAACATCAACTATACATATGCAGATTGTCCTCTTGTTAAAGTGGGTGATGTGTACCTTAATACCGATTATGGCTATATCTATCAGTCTACTACAGCAGGTAGCGGTGAAGACGTAAAGTGGCAATACAAAGGTACGATAAGAGGACCACAAGGCATACAAGGTGTTAAGGGCGACACAGGAGAACAAGGTCCGCAAGGGTTGAAAGGTGATACAGGCGCAAAGGGCGATAAAGGCGATAAAGGCGAAAAAGGTGAAACAGGAACACTTGAAAACAATTCGGTAGATTGGGAGAATTTGAACAGCACTTTGCAAACAAAAATCACAGGTATTGAGGATTTGGTAAACAAACTGAATTCTATCAAGAAAATTGATTTGGAATATACAGTCACGCAAGGACACGATGGTTACGACATAAAGATAAAACCACAAGTAAATTATAGAAGTGTTGGTGATATTACAGGTACCGCAGAATACGCAACGGACAGCCAAAATCATTCTTATTTTTACATAAGTTATGACTACGCAGAAAATGAATTTCGTGTGGCTGGTGGTCGCACTGTATCAGGTATTACCTCGCCACCAGATACTTATGGAAGTTTTTTGTGCTTGAAATTTGAATACGGTGCGAGTGGCAAAACAGGGGAATTTCACGGCTTAATTTATAAATCTGACGATGGATATTCATATTTACTTTAAGAATTGGAGGGCGAATAAATGAACATTTGGGAAACAATCAATATATTTTGGGTTACATTGGCGTGTAACCTATTCATAAAAACTGTATTTGTTGCAGTTATGTTAGATACGGTTTTAGGGTTACTAAGGGCAATCAAAGAGAAAAAGTTTAATAGCTGTTTCGGCATTGACGGTGCAATACGAAAATTTGCAATGATTGTATCGGTTGTGGGTTTGGCTATTTTGGACAAGCTGATAGGCTTTAATATGCTACCGTTTGTGCCGGAAGAAGTGCTTAAATATATAGGCATTACGCAAGTGGGTATATGTGAGTTTTTCTGCTTGCTGTACATAATGTATGAAAGCATTTCGATACTGAAAAATATGTGCTTATGCGGTCTGCCGATACCGAGCAAATTGCGAAATGGTATCGAAAAGTGGCTTGATACAATGACATCAGAACTTGAGGGGAAGAAAGGGGAATAACTATGACACTACAAGATACTGTTGCACTGATGAACAGTGCAGATTACAAGGAACGTTTCAAGGCAGAATATTATCAATTAGCCAATAGATTCAAAGGGTTAAAGAAAATGTTGGAGGAATGGGACAGGGGAAAACTAAAATTTTCCCCAACGTGTCCACGCAGTACATATAACATACAACTAAACGCAATGGCTGACTATTTGGCAATTTTAGAGGCGCGAGCAGTAATGGAAGATATTGAATTGAAAGAGGTGTAGGAAATATGCGAATAGGAATAAATTGCGGACATACCGTCAGTGGTACAGTCGGTTGTGGAGCAGTCGGCTACATAGATGAGAGCGTAGAGGCACGGAAAGTCGGCTATGCACTTGAAGATTTACTAAAAAAGGCAGGGCATACAGTACACGACTGCACAAATGATTATGCACCGACAGTAAGTTCAAATCTAAGACAGATAGTTGATATGGCAAATTCACAGTCACTTGACTTGTTTGTATCAATTCACTTTAACAGTGGCGGTGGGCAAGGTACAGAGGTGTGGACTTACGGCGGCAAAAAGTTTGATGAGGCAACA